TCGAGTTCTATCTCCGCCGTTAGCGAATATTACACTATCAAACGGAATCCAGTTACGTGTATCATTTTTAACGCTAAGAGCGTATTCAATTGCTTTACAAGCAGATCCGTCCGAATCATCAAATGCAACAACTTCGTCAACGCAGCCAAGTGCTTCAACAATAGCAGCACGCTCGTGCCACGGCATAAACGAACGTCCTTTTTTACGAACAAGCCAGTCATCAGAATTTACGCCTACAATTAAATAAGCGCCTAAATCTTTTGCTGCTTCTAGGTAGCGGATATGTCCGCTGTGAAGGGGATCAAATCCCCCAGTGGCTACTACAATTTTCATTGTAGTATTTATTATATACGTATATAACTATGACTTAATCAAAACCGTGCCAGATTTTACTGCCGTCAAGCCAGCTCAAAATTAAATCTTGATGTCTGAGATATCCAAAACGATTAATACTATCCTTGGCGCTATCAGGTAACAAATCAGTCTCTAATAAATCATACCATGAGGTATTTCTCGGATCTTGCGGGCTACTAACTTTATACGTAATAGCCTTTAGCCAACGTTCCTCTGGTCTTTTTTGCATAAATGCACATTCAAAACCAGACAATGCAAGCATATACATTAAACTTACAGTAGTGTAATGATAGAAGGTATTACTTTGAAGTGTAATATGCATTTGGTTATTCATCATTTCAACCGAAGTTGGCACTTGAATTATTAACATTCCGCCGTCGGACATTACACGGTTCCACTCTGCTAAAGTATTATACGGATTTAATGCATAATGGAAAGCATTATGACACCATACTACATCATATAGCTTGTCTTTTTTGTGTTCAAGATTTTCAAAATCAGCACGTTTATATGTTACATTTTTGTACTTTTGTGCCAATGACAAATTTTTATGTTTTTTATCAATGCCTGTGCAATCAATATTTAACGGTATTCTTCGATCATTGTCGTCTAAAATTGCCGCTGTTGCCCATCGTTCAAGATCATCGCCGTCGCCACAGCCCATGTCGCAAAATGTATCAACTGATTCTAAGAAATTTTCATATCCAAATAATGTGTTTAACGTGCTTTCTGCAACTGCACGCGATTCTTCGTCTGTAATATTCATAATAAAGATTGTATAATATTTTGAAACTTTTGTTGATGCATATTGTACAATCTTCCAAGTAGTTCTCGGTTATTATGTAATCGATTGTATATATGCATTCTAATGTTATTTAAGTTGCTCAATGATTTATTGCGTAAAAAGTCATCAATACTTTGCGTTACCATTTGGTATCGACGTTCTTGACCAAGTTCGTTATCATAGCTATGATCTATTAGATCATCAAACAAATCAAAACCTAAATTTCTTACACTCTTAACTAACCCTGGAACAGCAAACCAGACCGGAATTTGATAATATGCAAATGCCTTGAACGTTTTTTCAGTGATGAAAATACTTCTCCAGAGACGTTCAGTTGAAGCCTGCTCACTGGTTTCTAAAATTACATTTAATAAGGAATTATAAAAAATATTATCTGTGTGATGATGTTGTTGAGTATCTGTTTCAACAACTCCGTCGATATAAATTGGAAATGTGTACGGAGCCATTGATTGTTTATATTCTTCTGGCCACTTAGTGGATCCAGACCCACAACTAACTACACCTTTATAGTTAAGATCTAATAATTGTCGAATTGCTGTAATTCGATTATATGATGCACGCCTTGCTAGTGCAATGAAATGATTTTCAATCTTAATATTTCGAAAATCAATATGTAAACTATGTCTGTAGAACCCACAATGAGCCACCATATGCTCTACAAATTTTGCAGCTGGGTATCCTAATCTATCAAGAGGAATATCAACGTTATACAGAACACTGACATCTAATGTTTTACCAGTGTTTTCTTGTATACTCTGTAATGCTAACTCAATATATTTTGGATCGACACCTTCGTTGCAGCAATTAAACAACCAGCGTTTACTGAATATATCTGTTATATCTTGTTGGTTTGCAAACTCTGTAAGTTCTTCGAAGAATCTAAGATTTACAACTTTGTCGAAATCTTGATTCCAAAATTGATATATTATCCTTTCACTAGACTGTGACATCTTCCATGCCAGCAGTACGTAATTTAACAATATGTCCCATTTGCCATTGTTTAGCATCAAGCCCTTTCATAATACCTAGCCATCGATTACGTAACAATGCTACTTCGTTAATAAGGAGTTCCATGTCAATGACTTCTCCTTCGCCGTCTACATACTTTTCAGCGTCACGGCTAGACAAAGCGCGACTATACCCTTCTAAATATTTTTGAAAATGCTTGCGTCGTATTTTACGCAATTCAATATTAAGAAAATTTAACACAGCTTCGATTTCTTGAAGCTGGTTAAATCTTTGTTCAGTAACGCCCGGAAGCAACTTAATATTACTTTCTACATTGCCACCAATCCGAACCTCACGTTTAGCCTCTTGAAGTTCATCCATATAATAATCGATAAACTCAGGAAGTCTTGAAAGATCCTGCGTTACTTTGTTATACCACATTAGTAAGTATCGTTGTCGTCGTCGTAAAAACTGTATTCGTCTTCTTCGTCAATTTCGTCTTCGTATTCTGAATGATCTTCAACATACTCTAATAGACTTTTCTTTACATTTGTATCTTGTGCAACTTCCATAAGTTCTTGGGCATCAAACCCATTTTCGACCAAAACTTGCACAAAATCGTCGGCTGCTGCCGAGAAGCCGCCGCTAATATGCGAACGCAATGCTTCCCAAATTTCCATTGCTAAATCAGGACTCATGTTCTTCATTATCTCCTACTTCTAGAACGTCCGTATTAACATCTTCAATGATGTCATCTGTTACGTTTGCTTCTTCGTTACTTATCTGTTCTTCAGCAAAAGCAAAATCTTGCATGAGCCTATCAAGAATCCCATCGTCGTTATTTTCCCAAGCCTTACGGAAAGCAAGTACTTCTTCACCTGTACTGCGTTCTACAAAACGTAGCCGATTGCCTTGCTTAGTAAGCAAACCTTTCTTTTCGGCTAAATCAACCAGACCAGAATATGGATTCATGCCAGTTTCATACGGGATTTTAACTTGTACTGCTTCAAATGGTTTTGCATAGCGAGTCTTCATAACCTTACATGCAGCGCGAATACCATGTACGTCAGAAGTCTTATTACCATCCTCATCTTCTTTGAGCTTCAATTTACGCATTGCTACAACAATTGAAGATGCATAGATAAAGCCTTGACCGCCGCTAATCTTGTCATCTGGATCAAACATATCTTGCGAAGCGTATGTGTGGTTAGTTGCTACCAAGCCTACATTGTAAGCCCCGATCATGTTTACTGTGTTGCGCACAAGTGCAGTAAGTGCTTTAGGCTTACGACCCAAATCACCTTTCATATCGCCTTTTTCAAATTGATCAACATCCGTTGGAGTCAACAACATGCCCAACGAATCGATGATAAACAACACCTTAGGACGTTCTTCGTCTGGCATTGATTTATAATCTTTCATAAACATCGAAATAGTTTTAGCAACGTCGTCAATCATGCTCATACTCAGTTTTAGCAGTTTATCTTCCGAGGTATCAACACCCAATGCGTGTAGCCACTGTTCATCAAGTGCGTTTTCTGAGTCAATCATTACAACAAAAATACCTTGTTGCTGGGCGTGTTTAGCAATGTTGCCAGATACAAAGTATGATTTGCCTGCGCCCGATTCTCCTGCGAATACAGTAACCTTGCCCATTGGCACACCTTTATGGAAATCGCCACTAATAAGGTAGTTTAGAGCATAGTTGCCTGTTGAAATCCAATCGGTTGGATCATTGAACCCAATGGATAGTCCGTCAATACTTTTTGTAATATCCTTCCGGAACTTACTTACATCAAATGGTTTAGCCATATTTTTATCCTTTAATTTTTAAATATTATAGCACAAATTATGCTACTTTATCAAGATATTTTTTATAATTTCCACTATAGAAATGATCATAGTTAAATTCAATAGTGTCGTGTTCTAGCAAATACAAGTCATTCCAGTCATCGTAACTAAGCACACTAAATTTTGAAAGTGTGCTGAATAACTCAACTAAGCGAGTAATTGGATTCATAATCGAATCAAAATTATAGTCAAATATCTTAAAAGGTTTGAACCCAAAATTCTTTTCTAAGTGTTTATGCCAACCAGGTTGTGCATATGCTAAAAATAAACCTCTATTTGTAACGCTATACAGAAATTTTTCAGTAACAAAAGGGTAATAGCTAGTTGCCATAGTTTCACTAACTATATGTACAAAACTTTCTACTATTGGTTTTGATAACACTTTAACATTATGAGCATGATTAAACCGTGTGTAATCTAAACTATAAATTTGATTAGCAAACTGCTCGTCAATGTTAAAAAATTTATTATAAAAACGTTCGTTTGTGCCTACGAAATCTTTAACGTGGCCAGCTATCTCGTCTAATTCAAAAACAAAGTTTTTAGTTGCATAACCTTGCTTAAACCATTTAAACTTTTTAGTAATCGCTGTTAATAGCTTTCTGCTAACATGTCTTCCGCCGTTAAACGTACAAAGAAAATTTCTTAAATTTCGTACAGGGTGAATACGATAATCTTCAAATTGATCGATGAAATTATTTTTAATCCACATATCTAACGAAAAGTTCAAATTTAGATTTGGATACTTTTCTTTAATAGTTTGATCAAAAATGTATTCACAGCATACTTGCCCTGCATACTCTCGGTTCAACTCGTTAAGCACCCAAGACTCGATGTTCTCATCAAATGCGCCAATATGATCTACTAGCTCAATTACATCGCTATCAATACTAGCAATATCTTTTTGTAGATCATTATATAACGGGCCAATCCGAGTCAATGCCTATCCTTTTGCCAAACAATATAGAAATTGTCCGATCAAAACAAACTCTAAAATAATTAGTAGGTCTATCATATCAGTTCTCAGAAAAAAGAAGGACTCAACACCCGAGAAAGACCTCGGGTGCGAGTATTATACCTTTAAATTATGAGGACTGCCGTGCGCGGATCATAGCAAGGATATCTTGTGCCTTGTCTGCGCCCGCTGCTGGCGCTGCTTCTACCTTAGGTTCTGCTGCTGGTGCAGGAGCAACGTTAGGTTCAAACGGAGGAGTAGTATCTTCTGCTACCGGCGCTGCCGTTTCTACCTTGGGTGCTGATTCTGGTGCCTTTGTTTCTGAATCACCAAAATTCATACCAGCTGGTTTGAAATAAGACGCCCACTTGTCTGGATCGTATGCCTGGCCATCAACAGATGCTTCAAACATCTCTTGCATAACTTTCAGTTCAATATCGCCCGGCTTGTTAGGTAGGAAGGATTTGAGATCAAATAAGCCATACTTTTCAATCGCTTCCATTTCATCTGCAGAAAGTGCAGTTTCCTTACGAGCCCACGACGAAGTGCTGTAATCAGCATACCCACCTTTAGTGGTCTTAATAATGCGGAAGTCAAGTCCATTGTTGTAATCAGTTGGCAATTCTTCCATATCTGGGTCCATTAGTGAGGACTTAATAGTAGTAAAGATTTGCGGACT